CGGACGGAAAAGCGGCGTGGGTATCTTTGAATGACTGGGAATTACTGAAGGAGGAACTACATGGCAGTCGCAGGCGGCATCACGACGGCGTACCAATGCAAGCCGGTGATCGTCAACGACCGGCTGACGCTGGAGATACGCCAAACGAGCTACCCGCGTGAACGTTGCGCCTCGCCCGCCGACGCATTCGTCCTGCTGCTGAAGGGCGACACCGTCACGGTGGCAGGCTCCGACATGGCGGCGCTGCGTCAACAGATTGCCGCGCTCAACGGCGACGTGTGAAGGTATTGCATTGTCAGCGATTTTGTCGTACCATTGACATAAATATGACACAAATTGTACATCCAACCAACCAGATGGTGGCGCTGGCAGACATTGCGCCACATCCTCGTAACTACAACCGCCACCCAGCGGCACAGGTGCGCAAGCTGGCGCAAAGCCTGCGCAAGTTCGGCCAGGTGCGCAGCGTCGTCGTGTGGCGTTCGACCATCCTGGCGGGTCACGGCGTCGTCGAAGCGGCGAAATCGCTGAACTGGCAGCACATCCGTGCTGATGTGTTGCCGGATGACTACCCGGAGCACCTGGCGTTGGCGTACGTCGCCGCAGACAACGAACTTGCGCGGCAGGGCGATCCGGACATGGCGCAGTTGGCCGCCATCCTGGAGGAAGTCAAAGACGTAGACGCTGAACTGCTGGAGGCTGTCGGCTACAGTGACGCCGAATTTGCGGCGCTGCTGGAGGAGGTCGGCGGCGAACAGCGTGGCATCGTTGACGCTGAGCCGCAGATCGACCGGGCGGAAGAGTTGCGGAAAAAATGGCGCGTGGAGCCTGGCCAGCTGTGGCGGCTCGGCGAGCACCGGCTGATCTGCGGCGATTGCACCGATGCGGCGGTGGTAGAGCGTTTGATGGCGGGGGAGAAGGCGGATATGGTGATCGCAGACCCTCCCTACGGCTTGAGCATCGTCGCCGCCAACGTATCCGTTGGCGGCGGAGAATCCGCTGCGGGCATGATTCCTTCTGGCGGGAAGAAAGGGCGCAGAAAAGGTTATGTCGGGGGTGGCGAAGGCGATAGCCTTCGCCACGGGCATTATGCAATCGAGGAGTATCAAAAAAATAAAAGGCTTGGCGCCTCCAATGGCGCCAAGCCTTTTGGATCAAGCAACGTGCGCGGCTCTATTGGAGCCGCGCACGTTGTTGACGTTGGCAAATATATGCCGATCGTGGGGGATGAAACAACAGACACGGCGATCCGGTCAGTGACATTTTATTTGAATGCGTATCCTCAAGCTGCGCAATTTTGGTTTGGTGCGAATTATTATTCTGAGGTATTGAAAGCCTCGCCATGTTGGGTAGTATGGGATAAGGAAACGACAGGGAATTTCGCTGATTGTGAACTGGCATGGAGTAACGTAAATCGGGCTGCTAAAGTCTTTAGGCATCGGTGGAACGGGATGCTCCGTGATTCTGAACGAGGACGTAGGTGGCATCCCACACAAAAACCGGCAGCACTTGCTGCATTTTTGATGACCGAATTCGGCAAGATGGGCGATATTGTGATCGACCCGTTTGCTGGCGCTGGATGGACTGTGATCGGAGGCGAAAATACAGGGCGACGCGTGAGGGCGATAGAATTAGTGCCAGAGTATATCGCAGTCATTTGCGAGCGCTGGGCGACGGCAACCGGCAAGACGCCGGAGAAGGTGAGCGATGGCGGCTGACGAGTGGATCGAGATGGCCTCGGCGGCGCTGGACAAGTTGCTGCCGCCGCACAAGAACAAAAAGCGCAACACGATCATCGCCGTTGTCGATGCGAAGCTATCGGGGCGTTCCGTCGAGTCAGCGCTGAACAGGCCAGACACGGGCAGTCGCATCTCGTATTACTCAAGCTGGGTCAAAAGCGAAAATTTCGTGTCCGTGCTGAACGAAGTCCTCGACATCGCTCAGCGCTGGCAATCCGAACAGGCGCTGGAAGCGCTGCAGAAAGCCGCACACCGCCTGGCGCTGGCGTCGCCAATTGCTGCCGGAAAGCTCGTGCAACAACTCAGCCACGAGGACGCTGCAATCGTGCTGCGTGCCGCCATCGCCATCCTGGACCGCGCCGGCATCGAGACGGCGCGCAAGTCCCGCAACGAAACCACCGCCAGCGTGGACATTCGGCAACTCAACGAATTGAGCGACGCCGAGTTGGAAGCAATCGTGCGACGGGGGCTACATGGTAGCGGCGACACTACACAGCAGACGGATTGACCTGGAAATTGCCGTTGCCGCTGACTTGGTACTGGCGCGGCGTCACGCCCGCCGCCATCTGCTTGACTTCACGATCTTCACCTACCCGCAGTACGTCGCTGACCCCGTGCACCGCCTCATCGCTGCAACGCTCGACCGTGTTGTCGCTGGCAAGCTGCGCCGCCTGATGATCTTCGCACCGCCTCAACACGGCAAAAGCGAACTGGTCAGCGTGCGCCTGCCCGCCTTCTGGCTCGGTAAACATCCCGACGACCCAGTGATCGTTACGTCCTACGGCGCCGCACTCGCCGAAAGCAAGTCACGCCAGGTGCGCGACATAATCGCATCTGATGAATTTCAGCGACTGTTCGGCCACTTGTCGCCGGTGGACGAGCCGGTGACGCTGCGCAACGACAGCCGTTCCGTAGCCAGGTGGCAGATCGCCGGTCGGCGTGGCTCGCTGCTGGCCGTCGGCATTGGCGGGCCGGTCACCGGCCACGGCGCGCGGCTCGGCGTCATCGACGACCCGTTCGAGAACTGGGAGCAGGCGCAGTCGGCCACGTACCGTGAACGTGTGTGGGACTGGTACCGCGGCACCTTCCGCACACGCATCTGGGAAGATGGCGCAATCGTGCTGATTATGACAAGATGGCACGAAGACGACCTGGCGGGACGCCTGCTGCGTGAGCAGAGCGGCGAATGGGAGGTGCTGCGCCTGCCAGCGCTGGCAGAAACGCAGGAGGATCGAGACTATATCAACCAGCGGCTCGGCTTGCCTGCTGGCTTGCCCGATCCGCTCAACCGCCAACCTGGAGATGCGCTTGCACCTCGTCGCTACAGCGTGCTGGCGCTGACCAGTATCCGGCGTGACGTTGGCGAACGTGTGTTTGCCGCCGAGTACCAGGGAGCGCCGACGGCGGCAGAAGGGGCGCTGTTCAAGCGCTCGTGGTTCCAGGTCGTGGACGCTGCGCCGCGCCAGGCGAAGCGTGTGCGCTACTGGGACAAGGCGGGCACTGCCGGAGGCGGTGCGGCAACGGCTGGCGTGCTGATGGCACGTGACGCCGACGGCCGCTTTTACGTGGAGCACGTCGTGCGCGGGCAGTACAGTGCGCTGGAACGTGAGCGCGTCATTCGCCAAACCGCCGAGATAGACGAGGCGCAGTATGGCAGCGTCGAAATCTGGCTAGAGCAGGAGCCAGGCAGCGGCGGCAAGGAAAGCGCCGAGAACACCGTGCGGATGCTGGCGGGATTCAACGCACACAAAGAGACGGTCAGCGGCGACAAACAGACGCGCGCCGAGCCGTTCGCTGCGCAGTGCGAAGCGCTGAACGTGTTCCTGGTGCGCGGCGCATGGAACAGTGCGTACATCGACGAATTGACGGCGTTCCCGAATGGCCAGTTCGCTGACCAGGTGGACGCCAGCGCTGGAGCATTCAATAAGTTAGTCGGCAGCCGCAAGGTTGCGAAAGTGAGGTAGAGCATGGCGATTTTACGGTCAAATGGCGTCCTCAGTGACCGGTTGAATCTGGCGCAGCAGTACGGCTTGCTGACGTTTGGCAACAAACGCCGCGACGTGTACGCTGCGGCTGGCTACGACAAAAGTATCAGATTCGAGCAGCACCTGGCGTGCTTCCAGCGGCAGGACATTGCGCAGCGCATCGTCTCAGCGCCGGTCGTGGAAGCCTGGCGCTACCCGCCGACGCTGCTTGACGGCATCGACACGGCGGAAGGGGCGGAGGGGACGCCGTTCACCGACGCCTGGCTGCGGTTGGTGAATTCCGCCAGAGATGACGCCGAGACCAGGCCCGGCATCATTCACCCGCTGACTCGGCTCGACCTGGTCAGCCGCATCGGACGCTACGCCGTGTTGTTCTTCGGTCTCAACGACGGCAAAGCGCCGGAGGAACCGGCGGAGGCAAACAGTTTGCGTGACATAAACGATCTGCTCTTTGTCAGCGTCTACGATGAAGGTTCCGCCCGCATCGTGGGCTGGGAGACGGATCGCACGTCGCCGCGCTACGGCAAGCCGACATTGTACGAGTTGGTCAGCATCGAATCTGGCCAGCAGACGACGCTGCGTGCGCACTGGACACGCTGCCTGCACGTGGCAGATGGCGTGCTGACGAACGACCTGTTCGGCACTCCGGCGCTGGAGCCGGTGTGGAACCGCCTGATCGACATTCAAAAAATCATGGCGGCCACCGGCGAAGCTGGGTGGACGGTCATGCAGCCCGGCTACATTTTCAGCACGCGGGACGGCTACGAGCTCAGCGACGCCGACGCCGAGCAGCGGCAGGAACAGATCGACGAGTTTGTGCATGGCCTGCGCCGCTTCCTGGAGGTCAACGGCTACGAGGCCACGACGCTGAGTAGCCAACTTCAAGACCCGACCGGAGCCATCGACAATGCACTGCGCCTGATCTCCGCCGCCACTGGCATCCCGTTGCGCAAACTGACCGGCAGCGAGCGGGGAGAACTGGCGAGCACGCAAGACGACGAGAATTGGATCGACTTCATCGAAGCACGTCAACGCCAGCACATTGCGCCGGTCATCATCGAACCGTTCGTCAACCGGCTGCTGTGGCTCGGCGTGTTGCCGCCGCCGTCTTCCGGCGCTTACACCGTCTGGTGGCCGTCTCTGCGCAAGAACGACCCGCATCGCCAGGCGCAAATCGCCGACATCAGCGCACAAGCGCTGCAGAAGATTGGCGCTATCGTTGACCAGCGGGCATTCGTGGCGGCGTACATGCCCGACCTGCCGGTGGATGCAGTCGGCGCAGTGCCACGCCTGGATGCAGCGAAAGGAGGCGGGTTGGCGGATAACGCCGCCCGCCCCTTTTGGCGAAACTATCCGTAGCAATCGCATGATCTTGCTGCTCGACCCCGATGACCCGGAGGCCGAAGGCGACGAAATCAGCGATTTGGCCAGCACGCACCAGGCATCCATCGAGGATGCGCTGCGTCGTCAGCGCGCCGCCGTGGTGGACAACCTCAACCCGGAGCGGCTCAACGACGTTGAACGCCTGATTCCGACCGAGGACGACGACCTGCGCGAGGCGCTGGAGGCGCTACTGCGCGAGTCAGCCGGGCGTGGTGCGCATGTGACATTCGACAAGCTGGACAGCATCGACATTGGCGTCAACTGGCGGCTGGCGAACGAAGCCGCCGGGACTTGGGCGCAGCAGTACAGCTACAGCCTGGTCAATTTGCTCAACGAAAATAGCCGCAGGATGTTGAGCGATGCGGTCATGCGTTGGGTCGAAAGCGGTGCGCCGCTTGACGCACTTATCGATAGCCTGGCGCCAATCTTCGGCGAGGAACGGGCCGCAGTGATCGCCGTGACCGAGGCGACACGTGCGTATGCCGAAGGCAGCTTCACGCTTTACGAGCAAGCCGGATTCAACACGCGCCCGCCTGAGTCGGAGCGCCCTCCGGCGCACCCGCGTTGTCGCTGTTGGGTGTCGTTGATGGAGACCGATGACGGAATCTGGGAATACGTTTGGCTGACGGCGCAGGATGAACTTGTCTGTCCGATTTGCGGCCCGAAACACTTGCGCTCCATTGGCTTTGCTGGGCGGCGGTAGGAGGCAACATGCAGATCAGCATTTCAAGCAATGCGAAAGAGATCGCCGAAGCGCTGCGCCGTCGTGGGCGCAACGTGTTGGGCATCGTGGAAGGGCCGATAGACCGCGGCGCTTTTCGCATCGAAGCGGGCATGAAGGTCTACCCGCCGCCACCGGCGAACAGCCGCTATCGTCGCACCGGCACGCTTGGCCGCCGCTGGACAACCAGGCCGATCCGCACGGCGACGATGGTAGGGCGCGAGGTCGGCAACAATACGGAGTATGCGCCGCTGGTGCAAAGCGCCGAGTTGCAGGCTCGTGTCCATCGGGGGCGTTGGCTCACGGATGAATCGGTACTTCAGCGGGAAGCACCGAATATCATACAGGATGTCGAACGGACGTTGCAGGAGGCGCTGGATGAACCAGTCTGATGACAATTCGGCAGGTCAGAGCGGCGAGCACGGTGCAGTCGTGACGCTGCCGCCGCGCGTTTCCCGCTTTGCCTCACGCATTGCCAGATTGCAGCCAGGAAAGTACCTGCTCACGCTCACGATCACGGAAGAACGTGCGTACTGGACGATCCAGGAGATGAATCGTGTGGAGGCGTAGAAAAGGAAACGCCCGGTGGCGACCCGGGCGCTGCAAATTCGCAATGCCAACCCGCCTTTCGTGCTCTTTGAGCCTGAGGCACAAGAACTTCGCCGCCTCTGCCGGATTCTTGGCCTTACGCTGACAGTTGACCGCTTCGATCTGATCGAAGGTGAAGTCGAGCGGCTGAGGATTCCGCCGACATCTTGACTTGTAGCCGTGGAGTGAATGCACTCGCCCAAAGCAGGGCATTCGCCCCACGGCTACAAGTTGTGGAGAGGCAGCGCCGGGGATCAGTCCCTACCGCTGCCTTTTTTGTTGCCTACTCTTTGATTGTCGCCAGTAGCTTGGCATGACGCAAAGCGAGCCGGACAAACTCGCTTTGCGTCATGCCAAGCTGTTCGCTGGCGACCTTCAGCGCCTCGTGCTCCGACGGGCTGAGGTTGATGCTCACCGCCCGACGTGTGTTCGGCTTTGTTGTTCCCTTTGGGCGACCTGGTCGCCTTTTTTGCTGCTCCATAATTTCCCCTTTCTTTGTTGCATGAATGTTCCTACACCTAGTGTATATCAACCCGCTTTTGTTGTCAATAGATAAAATAATTTCAGTTTGAATACTGGCGCCAATTTTGAAAATTGCCCAAATTTGGTGCATTTTCCCTATTGACAAAAAACAGAAACCGTGCTACAATAGAGACATCCGAAGCGGTGAAACGGAGTAGCCGCCAGATAAAAACACAGGAGCCAAGACAATGGAAACTTTGATAGTAACGAAGCATAAGGGTTTGGTAGAATGGCTGGCGGATCGGCACGGTATCACCGGCCAGGTTCTCCAGCACGTGGGGGTCGAGGATGTCCGAGGGCGTCGCGTGGTGGGCGTGCTGCCGCCACCTTTGGCCGCTGAAGCGGTCGAGGTGCTGACGGTTGAAATGCCGCTGCTGCGCCAAGACCAGAGGGGGGTCGATCTGACTCCCGCCGAAATGGACGCCGCGGGTGCCAGATTATTCCGTTATCGTGTGGTCAAGTTGGACTAAGTCAACGCGCCGGGAACCCCGCCCGGCGCACCTTCCAAGCCAAGAGAGAGAGGGTTTATTGCGAACTGGAGCGACAGTTTGCAGAAGAGGTCACCGCCGACGTCTTGCGCGCCGCAGTGCGTTCAGTCTTGAGAAGTGAATAAGGAGGAAACGATGTTTTACATCATTACTGATCACGAAGAGGAAAAAAAATGAACACGGTGAACATTCACGACCTTCGCAGGCTGAATGCCTGCGAAGGTTGGTTGACCAGATGGAAGGAGGCGTTTGGCGCCTCCTCCATTTTTCTCGAAACGGCTCAGGACTGGGCCGAGCTGGCGCGCGCCGGCTTCGCCCCGGTTTTAAGTTGGGGACACCGAGCGACCGGCGAGGAGCGGTGGCTGCCGTGCCTCGCCGGAACCGACCTCACCGGCGCAGATTTGCGCTGGGGGGACTTGGCCGGCGTCGACATGAGCGGCGCCTCCCTGCGCGGCGCCGATCTTTGCTTCGCCAATCTCTGCGACGCCGACCTGACCGGCGCTGGCCTGGACGACGCCGACCTGACCGGCGCTGGCCTGGACGACGCCGACCTGACCGGCGCCCGGCTGGAGGGCGCGGGTCTTTGCTTCGCCGACCTCCGCGGCGCCGACCTCACCGGCGCCGATCTTTCCGGCGCAGACCTCACCGACGCCGACCTGACCGGCGCCCGGCTGGAGGGCGCCGACCTCACCGGCGCCGATCTTTCCGGCGCAGACCTCACCGACGCCGACCTGACCGGCGCCCGGCTTGAGGGCGCCGACCTCACCGGCGCCTACCTCTCCCGCACCCGGCTGAAGGGCGCCTACCTCACCGGCGCCAACCTCCGCGGCGCCTTCCTGTTCTTGGCCGACCTCACCGGCGCTGTCCTGGACGACGCCGACCTCACCGGCGCCCGGCTGGAGGGCGCCGACCTCACCGGCGCAATCTGAGCGACGTAGATTTCTTCGCCTTTTTTCATCAGAAGCGCCGATGATTTTTGTCATCGGCGCTTCTGATTTTAAAACCTGATCAGTCCCAGCGCGAGCACGAGCAGCATCATTGCGAGCAGCCACAGATGCTGGCGTGCGTTGCGCTTCATTTGCTCTTCGACCGTGCGCAATCTGCGCTCAAACTCATGCCAGCTGTCTGCGGCATGGCGCAACAAGTGATTTCTGCTCAGCAGCATCCAGTCGTTGCGCTTAAGCACAGACGCAGTGAACGCTTGTTCCACTGCGTCGTTGAATTCGACGCCGGCGCTCAAAAGCTCGCTCAGCCGTCTCGCAAAAATAATAGCAAACCCCAACGCCGCCTGCGATTCGCATTCGTCCGCTGTGGCGATGACGTTGCAGCCGGCGTCGTAGTTGATGCGTCTTGCAAGCATCTCCGTTTTGCATGCATTGAGCACGAGTAGATTCGCTCTTGCGTGACGGACGATCGCTGCAAAGTCGTTTGCGTTGAGAAGCTCCGTCTCGTTGAGCCAAAATCCGCTTTCGTCCGCATGCCCGACGCACCAGACGATGTCATAGCGCGTGCTGCGAGAAAGCAGATCCTTTTTGCGCACGGGCGGCAAGAGGACGTCTGCGTGCAGAATCGACGTCAGCTGCTCCACTTCATCCACCATCGAACGCTCTTGCTCAGATAAGATCAAGAGCGTGCGCACGCCATTCATGTCACTCGTCTTCCCCGCCGTCCGTCGCCACAAACCCAACCATCGTATTTTCAATGCGCCAACCTTCTGGCACGTCGAGCATCTCACGCGCCGCCTCGACCAGGTCGTTGATGTGGCGTTGCTGCTGCTGAATCATCGCCTGCATTGCCTGCTGCTCTTGCAGCGCTTTGTCCAGCATCGACCGCATCTTCGGTGGCAACGCCACCACCTTTTTGTCGCTCATGTGTTCTACGCCTTTCTAACATACTTCTTGGATAGAATCGCCATCGGCGTTGCGCCGACGCC